TCGCTGAACGACCGTATGGAACAGATGGAGCTTCGCGGAGAAACGACCACAGAGCTTTATACCCGCATGCGGGAGTTCAGGGACGCCATCGGCACGACCGTCATCCCGGACATCCACAGCAACAGAGTACTACTCGAGCTTCGGAAGACAGACAGCGGCTTCGCGGCGACCTATGACAGAATCTCAGAGATGGCGAAGTCTGTCAAAATCACAGAAGACGTCCTGAACGATACCAAGTTTGATAAATTCAGGGGGCAGTTGAAAGCCGCCGGTATCGACATCGAAAACTTCATTGGTCTGATGCAGGAACTGTATGTTGCTGGCGCACCCGAACTCAGCACAACCACGGCGTCCGGGTTGTCTAAGACAATCACCGACTTGCTTGGCTTCAGGCAGACCGGCGCGACCATCAGGAAAAATACCGGCTACGGCACTCGCGGCATCAGCGAAGAGGACTACCAGTCTCTGGTGGACATGGGGGATTACGATTTCCTGAAAGCGGTCGAGAGCTCGCATGGAACCATCTGGTTCAATCAGGACACATTCAATAAAGAAGTCGTCAAGAAGCTGAACGACGCGTCTGAGAAGATGTACGCTGATATGATCAGCAAGCAGTCTGAGTACGTCCAGCAGGCCAAGAAGCTTCAGGATGCACTTGCTGAGTACACAAAGTACAGCAACGAGAACGTTGCCGATGTCGCTGGTAAGACCCGCGAGGAACAGCTTAAGCTCGCAAAAGAAAGCATAGCTAATATCACGAAGAACATGACCCTCATCAATCAGGAGATTGACCTGTATAATCGTCTCGCTGCGCAAATCAAGGACGCGACCTCCGCTTACTCCAAATGGCAGATGGCGAAGGGCGGACCTCAGGAGGGTGACGACTACGACGAAGCGCTCGAGGCGTACAAGGCGCTCGAGGAGGGCTATAAGTCTGGTCGTGTCGGCAATCTTGAATACAAGGCCGCACAGGAATACCTGCTTGGCGCAGGCGGGGACTATTACGGAAGCGAAAAGCAGAGGAAGCTGCTGGCTCGTTACCTGACCAAGTCTGCCCCTGGGAAGAGCGAAGACACCGGCTACGGCGCAAGGAACTTCTGGAATGATGCCGTCGGGCTTGGCATCCTAGACAAGAACGGCAGGCTGAAGGGCGAACGCACGTCCGAAGAAATCGGGCGGATGATGGGAATCAGTTCTGAACTGGTCGAGCATATGTTCGGCGAACTCAATGAGTTCATCGCAGACGAGAGCAAGAAGTATAAGCTCAAGTCTCCGACGCTCGAAGAACAGGCACAGGCGCCGGACTACACAGAGTTTGTAAAGAGCAGTAACGCCTTTAAGGAAGCCGTTGCGAAGTACAACAGCGGCGAAGGCGACATGGCTGGCTTGATTAAAGCATGGTATGACTATCAGGGCAAGGCCAGCGAACAAAACATTGACGCCACCACCCTGATGAACAGCCAAATCGTGGCTTCAACATCAGACCTGACGTCGGCCACTAACGCCAACACGGCGGCGCTCATGTCTCTGGCGGCTTTAATCGCGAGTCTGAATATGCCAGATGGTGAGAGGAAACCTCGAATCGCATATAGCGATGGACAGCATCGGCTGGTTTACGATGATGGTACGCCTGTTACTGACGCGAGCGGGAACGCTGTCGTCGGGCTGGAGAACGTGCAGAACTATTTGTATGGACTGACTGAGAAGTACGGAAACATTGTTACCGAGGCTGAAAAACAAGTCATACAAATTAATAAAGAGGCCGCGCAGGCTGGGCTGAAGACAAGGCTGAAGCTCGATGATGACGGCAGGTACCGTATTTATGACACCAACGGTAATATCGTTGGAAAGAAGGACGGTTACGAGCTAAATATTGACGCTGTCGCCGAAATGTGGAACGAAACCGCGCAAAAGGCATCAACGATGGTAGAGGCTTTCAATGCTCTCGCGGCAAGCAAGGGTATTGAAAACGCGATGGGTTACGATAATGGCCAGTGGACAGTTAACGGCAATCCGGTAGAAAGCCTTGCTGCCGCTATCTCCGGCGTGTTCGGTGACTATATCACAACAGAGAGAGACAACGCCACAAAAATGACCGCCGCGCTGGAAACCATTGCTGGCGGCAAAATCACTCTCGATATGTCTAACGGTAATATCATTCTTGCCGATGGACAAGCGAAGCCGATTGGTGACGGTTTGGCTCAGGCGATGGCAGATAGCGGCACCGACTTTGGAAACAGCGCACTCGCCGCGTGGCAGAAATCACTGACAGACCTTGGTATCAACAAAGCTCTTGGCATTAACGAAAATGGTAAATTCACCGTTGACGGCGAAGAGTATGATTTGGCTGGCATGCTTCAGACCGTATTTGGCGGAATAAGCACAGCAGGTTCTGTTGATGTTATTGAGTCAACACTCAGGGCTATGGGCAGGACAGAGACGGCAAAATACAATAAGGACACAAAACAGTATGACATCTTCGACCAACAGGGGAACTTCGTTAAGTCGTATACGTCTACCGCGACAGCCCTGAATGACATTGCTGGTGAGGCTGTAACATCACTCGCAAGTGCAATCGAGAGTATTAATAGTTATCTCACTGAGGCGGACTCCAGCCTGAGGGCGACTGTAGAAGCGGGGCAACAGACGATAACTGATACCGCTACGGGCGAGAAGCAGACGTTCGGCACTCTTACGTTGGGCGCCACTGCCGTTATCTCGTCGTCTGTGACCAGCATCCAGAGTACGCTCGATAGGATAAACGAAATCGGCGGTCAATATACCGGCGTCGCCGACAAAGCGGCAGAAGTCAAGGCCGCAACAGAGACCCTTAATGAGGCGCTGAGCACAGGTGCGTCTGAGGTTACCAGAGGGCTCAATGCATTGAATGATGCGCTGTCGGCAGAGGGCATTCTCGATAAAATCGGCATGACGGCGGACGGCCAGTATAGCTTCGGTGATAAATTGTTTGAGACACTGGATGAAGTGATAGCCGCCGCGTTTGGCGATATCATGACAGCACCAAAGAAGTCTGTCGATGTACTCAATGGTGTTCTCGAGAAAATGGGTGACGACAGGTCGTTCAGTTACGATTCACTCAATGGTGTGTACAGGCTGTCTTCTGGCGAGGTGTATACTTCTGCCCAGGAAGCGATGACCGAAATTACAAGCGGATCAATGAGTGAGCTTGCTAGTCTTGTGGTTGCTATCAATGACGCATATGCCACAGCTGGTGAAAACATTCAGTTCTCTATTGAAAAGGGACAAGGCGTTCTTACAAACGTTGTAACCGGTGCGCAGGAAACATACACACAGGTAGATACTGCACTGAATCTGAGTGCAAATAATGCGTTCGCTTCGCTGGAAAGTGTCGCCGCGTCGCTATCTGAAATCAATGTTAATGTAACGGCGGACGGCAAGTTCACACTGGTTGACAGCAATGGGCAGGCTATTCTTGGTGCCGATGGACAACCGCAGACATTTGATAACTTCAGTGATACCCTGAAGTTTTGGACAGACACAACGTTTGGCGGGCTCACTGATCAGCTTGGCGCACTCACAAGAGTGATGAACGACAACTTCGGTATCGAAGGTAACGGCAAATTCTTTACCCGCGAAAATGGGCAAAAATTTATACAGTCTAATCTCACTGGTGCTCTCAATCAGTCTATGCAGACAATCCTCGGCTCGACTGTGACTGAGACCATCAGAAGCATCATGGGTGCAGCCGCTGGTTTTGATGAGAACGGGAAGCTGACGTTCAATGGTAACGTGTATGACAGCTTTGTGAAGATGATGCAGGACGGCTGGGACTCTACTGTCTTTACCGAGTACAACAAAAAAGTCCAAGATGCCAGCGAGGCCGCCGCAAATAGCTTCGGCTCATTTACCGACGCCGCCGGTGAGGACACAACGGCATTCAACGACAACGCCTCGGCTGTAAGAGCAGCCACCTCCGCCCTGTCTGCGTTCAATGCGGCACTCGCGGTCAACCCGCTGAACGGTATGCTCGCGCAGGAAGGTCGCGGCGGCTCGTTTATGGCCGGGAAAGACGGAAGTATTCTGTACTTCGATGAGATGGGCAGAAACACTGGCATCTTCAAAACGCCTGAAGACGCGTTTAATATGATGTTCGGTGACTATGGCGAGTGGAAACTCGGCCAGGACAAAAAGGGCAACGTCACAGCCACGAAGAGCAAAATCGGCGAAGACGGCAAAGCCATCAGCACTTACACAGAAGACATCGGGAAAATCACGAGCGCGAAAATCGACGAGAGCGGTATGCTCACGCTGAATGATGCGTATCGGATCGCCAACAGCGAGTTTGATTACAGGAACGGCAAACTCTTCATTAACGCCGATGGGTCAGAGGTGTTGCTTGGCGACGTGGAAAGCGTAACAGCCAAAGACGGCACAACGACATTTGAGGACAAAAACGGCAACGCCTTGCTAAGCACATATGGCATGTATGCTCGTGCGACTAATGGCGGACTTGTTCAGAGGCCGGAGTATGATGCGACTGGCAAACTACTGGCAACACTTCAAAACGGCGCACCTGGCACCGGTGACTATAGTCTTATCAGACAGGTGCTTGACTATGTGGATGCCGCTGGAGACAGTGCTGACGCTGAGGCAAAAGCAATAGTAGATGCATTCAGAGACGTCGTAGCTATGCAGGAAAGCGGAGAATTGTTCGATGAATTTGCGGAGGAATACGCAGACCGCTTTGGTTTAACAGACGAGACACGTCGAACAAATCAGATGCTCCGTGAGCGCGAACAACACCGTCAGGAAGTTGAGAACTCCAGTGCATACAGACTCGCCGAGCAGTATAAGTCTGGAAATATCAACGATGATGAATTGTTGGCTGTCGCGCAGAGCATGTTTGATTTTAATGAACTGACGTCCAGATTTGCTGAAATCACCGGAAATACAGGAGCGAGAAAACCGTCCAGCAAAGACGTACTGCGGTTCTTATTAAACCAAGAAAACATCGATAATCTCGCCGCAAAAGATTTAGAAACTGGAACAACGTTCGATGATGCGCTCTCTGCGTATCGTGCTGAGCAAGAGAGAATAAGGGTTGCCGCTGAAGAAGCCGCACGCGAAGCCGCCGAGGCTGAAGCTGCCAGAATTGCCGCCGAAGAGGCATCTCGCAAGGCGCAGGCCGACGGGCGGAAGAAAACATTATTAGAAGAGATAAAAGCAGCAGACCAACAGATGGCCGATGCTGAAGCCGCTGCCGCAGCCAGAAAAGCCGCACTTGCGAAAGAGGCAGAAGAACGGCAAGCTCTTCTTGATCAGATGTTTGAGGAGAACCTACAAAATGCTCAGGCAACGAACGCGGCAGAAGGAATCATTGACGGAGACGCCATCTTCACCGGCATCGGTGACACGTTGCGTAAACTCGCCGTACAGGACACTGAAACGTTCTTCTTGTCACCGATACGCGATTTGCTTGGTGGAATTGGTGAACTGTTTTCTGAAGAAGCCAGTCAGAACAGAACAGACGCTGTTAATGGAGCGAGTGAGGCGCTGGCGGACTTCTTTGCCGGAATCGTTTACGGCGCCGAGGACACAGCAACATCTGTATACAAAGCATTCACAGAAGACGCGCCGGATGTACCTGAACCCAAATTCCCAACAGCACCTATGTATAAAGGTACACAGCTTTACTCGCCGGAGGGCTATGCCGAAAAGTTTGGGCCGACAGAAGAGGAGAAGGTTGCACAGGAATTCCAAAAAGTCTTTGAATCTTTGAGCGATAGCGAAGGCGACCTGCATGACGCGGCCATGATGACGATGAAGTCAATGTATGACTTCGACAGGGTCAGGCAGGAGTATAAAGGTGGCGCGTTTAAGGACGCGGACGACGACAGTATTGCCACTGTGCTCAGTTCTATGGGTGTCAACAGGGAACTGTTTGCTGGCGTAACAGCAAGTCTCGCCGACTTCTTTGACCAGCTTGTCAAAAATGTCAATCTCAGAAAGCGCCCGCAGGTCGGTGCGGAGAAAATGAGAACAGCTGGATACGACGTGGGGGATGATGATATCGCCACATTGTATTCAATGGAGTTCTCTGCTGGCACTGATGGTGAGCCGTATAATCAGGACATTATCCTGCACATGACGCCGATCCTTTCCAACGGAGAGGTATTGGACGAAGACGCAATGTATGACTACGTGTCTGAACTGCTTCAGAATGACACGATCCAAGGTATTGTAAACGCAGACAAGCCCGAGAACGGCGGCAAAGGTCTGTTGCTCTGGTTGCAACAGGTGCAAGAGGGCTGGGACGCCGCGTTTGAGAAAGCGTCTGCCTATGACGAAGCCCTGCATATCACGCAGGAAGAAATGATGAACGCGCCAGCGCCGAACATCGAGCCGGTGACCGCCGCTGTACAAGAGGTGTCCGAGGAGCCCGTTACAGTTGACGTAAACGGCGATACAGCCGCTGCGCAACAAAGCATCAATGCTCTTGACGGGCAGAGCGGAACGTACACCGTTAACATTCAGTATAATGATCCGGGCTATCGTGGGGGAGACACTGGCGAACCAATTAATATTGCTGACCCCCGTAAGTCTGGCAAAGCGAGTGCGTCTGGTACGTCAAGCGCCGACCCGGGCATGTCGCTCGTTGACGAGCAGGGCGCCGAATTGATTGAGCACGTCAGCGAAGGGACGTACGAGCTTGGTACCGACAACGGTCCGAGGTTCACGAACCTGAACAAAGGTGATATCGTCCATAACGCCGAAGAGACGAAGAAAATCAAACGGCGCGGTCTAATTGGTCGAGTGTTTGACGCGTTCAGAAACGGTGGCGTAAAACGCGGCGGAGCGTTCGCGAGCATGCGGGCGAGAGAGGACGCGTTTGTATTTAAGACGCCTGGGAAAAGCTCATTGGCATCGTTGGTCGATGGCTCTGGTGATATTCTTACGACAGCCGGAACCACAAATAAAAAAGGCGGCGGTGGCGGCAAGAAAGGCGGCGGTATCAAAGCCGCTCTTGAATGGGCTGAGAAGCTTGTCGACTGGATTCCAACCGCACTCGAACTCCTTAAGAAGAAGACCTCCGATTATATCAAGTCTTCTGAGAAGAGTATCGGTCATCTCGCGCAAAACAGCGAGCTTACCAAAGCCATCCAGAACGTCAGAGCTGAGCTCGACCTGAACACACAGGCTGTCAACCGCTACAAGAAGCAGGCGGAGGACTTCGCGTCCCGCGCTGGGCTTGCGGCTGACGTGGTGAAGAAGATTCAGGAAGGCACCATCGACATCGAAGAGTACGACGAGGAGACCAGAAAAGCCATTCAGACCTACCAGACATGGTGGGACAAAGCGAAGGGTTGCGAGGAAACCATCGAATCCCTGAACGACCAGCTGTATGACCTGTCAAAGCAGAAGCTGGACAATATCGTAAACAGCTTCGGAAACATTGACGAAATGCTCAACCAGCAAATAGACACGTTCAACAAGCTGATTGAGGTAAAGGAAGCATATGGTCAGGAAATGACTAAAGACGACTATCTCGATGCTATTAAGCTAACAGAGAGCGTTATCAAGAACCTCGGCGAGGAACAGAACGCGCTACAGACAGAGCTCACCGATCAGGTGAACGCCGGTATCATCAAGGTTGGCAGTGACGACTGGTACAACTACGCGAAGCAGATTGAAGAGCTCAACTCAACAATCAGCGACGCAAAGGTCAACCTGTCTGAACTAAACGACGAGGCGCGGAACATCACCATGAACAATCTGCAAACCAGCATTTACTATCTGGACAATCTCCAGAACAAGATTGAGGGCTTGCAGAGACTGCGTGAAGCGCAGGGCGGAAACGCTGAAATCAACAGCTACAGGAACCTCATCTCTGCTGGCATGAAGCAAATCGACAACCTGCGCGAGCAGAACAATGAGCTTCGTGACCAGATGCAGGGGCTGGATGTCCTGTCTGAAAAGTATCAGGAACTGAACAAACAGCTTCAGGACAACGAAGATAAAATCATGGACATCAAGGCCAATCAGGAGGAGTGGAACGATGCCATTCTCGACCTGAAGATTGAGGTCCTTGAAAAGCAGAATGACGAGTATCAGCGCCAAATCGATCTGATGAACGCGCTGAACGAACTCGAAGACGCGAGACAGCGCAGGGTTCTCCTGTACGATAACCAGCAAGGCTTCCACTACGTGGCCGATGAGGACGCGCTGGAAGACGCGCAGGACGCCATCAACGATCAGATGTATCAGATGGTCATTGACGGCCTTGAGAAACAGAAGACGAACAATAACATCTATGACAACATGGGCAATCAGCTACTCCCCGTGACGGACGTGCTTAGCGGCATCGACTTCACGAGGTACTACGATACTATCAACCGTGGGTCTGAGGTGTCGTCTTTGCTGACCAGCATGCTGAAGAGTATTGATATGCCGGAGATTCTTGAGGGTACGACTGGCGGAGACGTGTCCATCGACATCGGTGACATTGTCCTCAACGGTGTGAACGACGCGAAGGAACTCGGCGATGCAATCATCGCTCAGCTTCCCGGTTATCTCGTACAGGCCATCTACTCCAAAGGGGCGTAACCGGCTATAAGTCGGTAAAAAATGGGGTTACCGCCAAAAACGGTAGCCCCTATTTTTAACTTTAATTTTACTTGTGTCGTAACTATTGAAAAGTTGTGAAAAGCGCTAAGTAAACCGCTTGAAAAGTTCTTAGTTATTGCGTATAAATAGATACAAATGTGCAATTAATGGGTAAAATTATATGCATTATCGTGCATATAATCTGTAGAGAGTGCGATCAGATGGTCAACAAAACATCACCCATGATGGTGCTTTGGTGGCGATCTGACAACTGCATAAACAATGCATAATATTCATTAGTAATGTATAAAATCCTCAGTTGACATCGTGGAGGTCATAGGTTCGAGCCCTACTAATCCCACCACCTACGAAAAGTGCTGATTTCACAACGAGATTAGCGCTTTTCTTTTTGCGCTTTTTGGCGTGAAATTTTGGGTGCATAAATGGATTTTGGTGGGTTTTTTGGTGGGACTGAGTTACTAAAACTGTTCATTTCACTGGACTATTGATACGATTTTTGTGTGGATTTTTTGGTGGGTTTACATACCGAAGAGCTGCTCACATGCATAATTATGCATTAATATGCCGTCTTTCCGGGCTGGCGCGTACACAGTGTTGACCATGCGTGTGTCGGCATGTCCCATCAGGTCGGCGACCTGTTTATCTGTCTTGCCGCTCTCGCATAACATCGTAGCAAAATTTGCGCGGAAATCATACGGTGTGACGCCGGTGCCCTTCAGACCGACGTTTGCCCAGGCGCCGCGCTGTAATCTTTTGACTGATGAATAGCACAGCGGGTTGTCACCACCGAAGATATAGCCGGACTCTTGGGCATAGGGCTTCAAGCTATCAGCCACCCAGCCGACCAGATTAACGAAGCGGTTTGAATTGTTTGTCTTAGGCTTGCCCACGACTGGCTTGCTACGCTCTGGATATGTAACGGCTCGTTTGATTTGTATATAGTGCCAGTCTGGCGATATGTCTTCCCATCTCAGGCCATATATCTCCTCTGGTCGCATACCTGTTGTGGCCAGGAGCGCCATCAGTATGCGCTCTTGTGGTTTATCCAGCGTCGGTATCGCCCGTCTCACTGTGTCGAACAGCTTTGGTGGGAGGGCTTTGTGGTGAGCAGACTTTCTGCCGTTGTTCTCTATCAGCTTCGGCTTGTATGGCATGCGAGGCAAGACCTCTGTGACCTCGACAGCGTCTTCCACGATTTGCCTGAGCGTGGCCAGTGTTCGCGCAATGGTCTGCTCCGCAATGTCGTTCTTCAGGCCGTTGGATTTGCCGTGAGCGAGCCAGTCGGCAAACTGTTGGACGTGCGCTGTTGACAGGCTATCCAATGTGGTATCACCAAAGAAGCGTTTAATCATAATGATTTGTCGGCTGTACTCTACGACAGTCGTTTCTCTGATGCGTTTACCAGCCGGTTTTGATTTCTTTCTTTCAAGCCATTTATCAGCATAGCTTGATAGCGTTATCTGCCCTTCGGCAGTTTTGCCAAGCATCTGAGCTACCTTCCCGGCCATCTCCTGCTGGGATTTTGCCCTGATGTGTACTGTTTTCCCGTTGATCGTCGGGTAATAATCTTTCATGTCATCCTCCGAAAGAGAATGAATACATGCACTGTCTATGCAGTTGTCAAAATGCTCTCGGCTCAGAGAACTCAATACGCTCTGAACGACGGTATCAGTATATGATTTCAGAAATTCCATGTCAATGGACTGATCGGTACCGATAATAACACCTCCTAAAACAAAAATAGCGGGCTACCGTGATTGGCGGTAGCCCTATTTTTAACTCATGCGTCTGCGTAGTTCATAACATTACCATCTCTTGTCGCCCTGAATCACGCGGTTCTCGACTTTCCTGTACGCGTCGAGATACCACTCTTTCTTATCACCATTGTAGGTCATCTCAAAGTACATGCCGCCAATCTCGCTGGACGGGATTGTGCTGGAAATCATGAACTTCCAGTTCTGGAGCGTCTTGCACTTCCACACTGTGAACACCTCGAACGGGATTTCAAGGCCAGCCTCTTTCAGGACATTTTCAAGATACTCTCTTACCAATGCCATAGCTACTCTATCCATAATTCTTCTCCTTATTCGTAGAACGGATAATAATTGTAGAACCGTGCCAGCTTCATCGTCATCTTGAAGCCGGACACATCCATGTTCACGGACTTCACGATGTACTGGTGCTTCTCTTTCGTCGTCGGCGAAGTGTACTCGATCTTCTGATTCACGTCGATGAACGGGATCAGAATGGTCGTGAGCTCAACGTCGGTATTCATACGGCAGCGCAGGTAGTTTTCGTACTCACCGCGCTGGTATGCCAGAGATGTTGAGTAAATCGAAGCGTAGTCGCCATCCTTCAGGACTTGCCTGATCTCACCATCCTGAATCAGGTAGCGGTCTACGCCGTTTGTCCTGTCACACGCATATGGGCTGTCCGGGTTGATGACATAAAGGATATCCTCGCAGGCATTACGCGACTTGTCATACCGGATGACATCAACGGTCGGCTGGATGTTCATCTCGCGCACAATGACATGGATGTCTTTCTGCCCCATCAAGTACAGCTTCTTGACCGGCTGGTCGTCTACAGTCGTCATGATACATCTCGCGACGTAGGTTCTGCCAGCCGACAGCGCACCAGCCTCAAGCTCGGCGCCGGTCGAGTCGAGCATCGGTAATGTTTCGGTGCTTGTGACGCCATCGTTGACCAACGGGAACGTAAAGCTCGGTGAAGCGGGGGAGTCCGCGTTCGGCGTAAAGGAATACTTTTTGTTAGCCTCTACGGTCTGAAGCTGTACGAGGAAGCCGAGAGTGTAGGTCGAGCCGTTCAGCGTACACTGTGTCGCCGAGTAATCAGACTTGAGTTGCTTGCCCCAAATCTCTGTAGTGTTCTTGATATCGCTAAAGTTGATTGAGCGTTTTTCGGAAATGATTAGGTCGTCGATGTCTTCTGCATTCAGCAGACAAGCCTCATCTTTGCGCATCGGTATCTGGTTGGCATGGTAGACGCCCTCCACATCGAAGTACTGCTCATACCAAGGGAAGAGGTCGAGTATTTTCTTCATGATCTCATACGGATACGCGCCCTCGGCGAAGTCAAGGTCGTATGGAATCACATCAGGGAAGTCAGCAATCTCTGTCCTTTTCAGGATAGAGTAGCGGGAAATCGTCGCTTCGAGCGCATCTTTGATAACGCTGTCCATCCTGATCTGCACCGGTGTACCAATCTGACTGCCGCGTTCTGAGTTAAGGATACCCATGATGTCGGCAAGCGTCAGCTGAAGTTCCTTGGTCGTGGCGTCATAGTTGAACGCGTCGCTGGTCGCCACCATAGTCCCCAGTCGGTACCACCTATACGCATCATTGTATAAGAGACCAATGTTAAATCGGATAAACTTATTCATCCAACCTATCTCAAAAGTCTCTTCGACCCATGCCTTGTCCTCGACGAGCATCGTCAGGGTGCCAGTTCTCCGCATATCGCTCTCGGCGTCAATGTTGAATGTAATATTGCTGGCGCTCGCCGTAATCTCGCTTTCTACGAACAGGTATTCGTTCAGCACTTCCAGCTTATACATCACGTCATGTGTTCGCTGGTTCACGGCTTTGATATCGTCTTGTGTGATCGTCATGGGCCTCACTCCTGTAACGTCGGCGGGTGCTTATCGAGCTCTTCTTCGACGTGGTCTTCGAGCTCTTTGGGTGTCACATACAGGCCATCGAACGCCTCGGCGATAATGTCGGCCTCTGTTGTATTAGTAGGCATATGATCACCACCTTATTCTTGAAGTGTCGGCGGATGGACGGCTATCGCCTCAGCGACATAAGCCTCCATCTGAGGCTGAGTCACGTAGCGGTCATCAAGCGACGCAATCAGTTCTTCGATGCGTCTGAGCGCCTCGTCGGCGTCATAAATGTCGTCCTCAACATCGGGTCTGACGTACGCGGGACCAGTGCTCACATATATCGGTTTGTCGATTTCGCCAATCTGCGTCCAGTTGAATGTAACGGTCGAGAGCTTAACAACCGGGTTCCAGTTCTCTGTGATCTCACCGTCGATGGATACGATGTACGCTTTGCCGTCTGCTGTGCGCAGGAGTTTGTCCCTGCCGTTCGCGAGGAATTCAATGAACGCTTCTCTGTATTTGTTCGTCTCTTCTGGGAACGTGGGCTCGCCACACGCCTCTCCCAGCGGCACCCAGAGGGCGCTGATAGAACCAGTGGTGTAATTGCTGGCGCTATTTGATACACGATGCGGGAATTTGCCCGATAGTGTTGTCACATACTGGACTTGCCTGTTGCGCTTATAGGATTCTGAGTACTGGCTGGAGCTTGTGCCGAACGCAGTCTTCCACGAACCTGTCGCGTCGGCGATGGACAGCCCCTCAAATGAGCAAGTCACTGTCGCCGAACCGCTGCGCTCGACAATGTTATCGCTCGTAGCCATATACACAATGTACAGGTATGACACACCATTCAGCACCTCAAGGTCATCATAGGTCACATCAAGGTCACTGACGTCTGTCACCTCTTTATCAATCAGCGTTTTTACGAAGCCCGTGGCCAGCGAAGTGCGAGTCAGTTTCATGGTGGCGATATTACCGATAGTAGGCAGTGGATAGTCTATCTCTACCCGAACGCATGCCTGACTATAGTTATTTGTGCATACAATGGATTGTATCTCCACGGCGCACCTCCTTTATTTGTCTGTGCTGCCGAAGCCGCCGGTACGCTCACCGTCTGCGGCGTCGTCATCGGTCAGCAGGTAATGAGTGAATATGCCCTGACACACGCGGTCGTTGGCTTTGAACTCTATACGCTTATCGCCCTCGTTGCTGAGTTTCAGCAGTATGTGGCCTTTACTGTCAGAGTTCGCAAAATCGCTGTCTACCACGCCGACGGTGTTGTTCAGCCTTAACCGATACTTAAAGCCAAGGCCGGAGCGTGGGTAGAGCATCAGGACCACGTCATGCGGCATCAGGCATCTGAGCCCAGTTGGGATAATAACGCTTTTTCCGGGGTTAAGCGGGAACGCGAAGGGAGTATGAATGTCGTAACCAGCCGAGCCTTTGGTTGCCCGCGTGGGCATCTGTAGGTCATGCAGTGTATTATACAAAAAACCGGGATCGCTTGGAAACATAATGCCTAAATCAAGATTATTCACAGTATCTACGAAAATATCAAATGGAACCTTCTCAAACATAATCATCGCCAAACACCGCCCTTCTTAATATATCAGCCACCTTTGCGGCGCCCTCTTCGTGCAGGCATATAACTATCACATAATCAAACGACGACATGCAGCAAAACACCTCTTGGAGCCTCAGCCCCTCAACAGAAGCGGCAACAGCCTCCGCGCACCCGCGCACACAGCGTATCTTTACCATGTCCTTATAACTGACAACATCGTATACAGCTTCCACCGTCAGCTTAGACAAGCGCTCTGACACACTCTCATAGGCGACTCTCTCTGGGGTCGCTATGCCAACCGTGCCATCTCTTTGAACGGCGGTGATGAGTCCCATCGCCTGGATATCTCTGTAGACGGTGGCGCGGTCGCAGTGGTAGCCCTCTGCATCGAGCTTTTCGCGGAGCTCAGGAACACTGTCGACGCGCTCGCTCGTGATAATCTCGAGTATTTTCTGGCGTCGTGCGATCTGTTTCTCTTTATTACCATTCATGTCTCGCCAATTCCTTTATTTTATTATCGTAGTCTTCCGGCCTGTAATCCCAACCATTGGAAATGTGCGCCGCATCTTCTGGAAATTTGGTCCTGAAGTGGATGAGCTTGTCTTTAATCGCTTGTTCAAACTTACTGACGTCGTAGTTGGAGTAACGTTTGGCAGCTGCTATAAAGAGCATGATGTCGTTGCCAAACAGGGCGACGTCATAGTTGTCACATCGCTCATAACCATACCTGTCGGGCGCAATTATTAGCGGCTTACCGTAGGAGATGTATAGGACATCATCCTTTAGAAAATGGTTAATCCACATGTTTGGCTTGTAGTACATGTCTTTGATGCCAGACGCTCTCAGGTATTTGTAGTCGCCATACAGATATACTTTGATGTAGTCATCAGACAGATCGCATGGCCTAATCTTTGTAGGATATGTTCCCATCGACCACAATGTGCCACTCTTGCCTTCTTTCCAAACGTACTTTTTGCTTGGATAATCATAGCGGACTTTGTCTTTGCTGTAGTAAATCGCCTTTGGTTTAGGTTTGTACATAGCTTCACCTCCTTAATATATAATGTCGATTTATATAATCAAGATTTGGTAAATCGTGTTTGACTAAAAGAACATTTACTTTTTATACCTACACAATTTACATTCTTCATTATTTGGATACTTGCAAGGCGGATGAAAGTATGGTCTCGTCCTGAAATAACAGGTCTTTCGTTTTCTGTGCAATTCAAGCATACGTTTTATCCACTTAATCATTTAAACTCCTATTTAATTACACTCTTGCTCTCCAATATTGCACCAATCTGGTTTCTCTATTTCCGCGAACGGGTCTGATAAATCATCTGGATTAACCGCTTTCTTGTTATATTTTTGACATACGCCACATTTGTCCAAATACATACAACAAGTACAGTCATCTGGAATGTAATCCATAGCCATGATATAAAAACTCCTAATTTAAGACGCTTAGAAAACCTCGTCAGGCAGTTGATTATATATAGGTATGATGTATTCTTCGCTGAAATTCTCCCTGTCAGTAATTGATAAAAACTCAACGGCAGCGCATTCGTAAAAATTGAGCGCATTTTTCACTTTTTCCCATTGGTCAAGTGTCAAGCATATTTCTTTGGTTACATTTCCCTGCATAGTTTATCCTCCTATTTACGTTAAAGCGGGTGAGGATTTGCACCTCACATGACTGGATTTGAAGCAACCCCTGATTGGCGGGAGCTTTCAGCCTGTACGCTCCTCGTTTGGCACCAGCGCAACCGTTATGCTTTTTTAACAGTGGTGTCGCATCCACATCCGCCACATGGGCCTACGCGCCGATTACTACCAGTCAAGTCTGATCTCTGCGTCTACCTGTTCCGCCACCGCTTAAGCTCCTATTTTAGTTTGTTGCGTATATAAAAATAACATTCTTCCAATACGGTTCAAGCTCCGCCATCTTGTCTTTCACGGCCTTGTCCAGTTCATCGCTCTCAAACTCATCATAAAGACGATCTTCTATTATTTCTTCCAGTCTCTCTCTATCGGTAATAATGGCATCGTCATAATCGTAATAGTCCGTGTCTAAGATTTCACCAATAGCAAACCTGACATCACTACAGCACGTCCACGCATAATCGCCGATGTATGCCTCCTCGCCTGCAAGCACTACGATTTGATAATCTGGATGCTCTGCGATTAGCCTCTTGAGTTCATCTGTCTGTTGGGCAAAACTATAGTCTTTCATACTTTGTTCTCCTGTTTAATGTATTGTAACTGTCTCGTCTTTCCCTTCAAGAATATTCCTGCTAACTTTAGTTACAATGAGAGCAATATCATCTGAATTATCCATCGTATAGACCAGCGCATCAGGATTCTCTTGTTGTAGTTTTTCAATCAATTCTTTTACAGTCATTAACAAACCCCTATTTAAGTTAAGCGGGTGAGGATTTGCACCTCACATAAAGAGCATTCCAACGGCCGATTTGGGACCACAGGTGGTAACGTGCCGTAGCTCTTCTTAGAAGATAAGACATATGTCATATCAACCGGCATAGTGTAAGCGTCTACATATTTCGCCACCGCTTAAACTCCTGATTAACACACTTATCTTTTTTCGTTCCTATCATGAAAGAAAACCTCAAAGCTACTAACAGCAGCACCTGCTGCTATCCATCCTTTACAAAAAACTCTCAAAAGACCGCATGGTAAACAATCAATCGACCACCCTTCAACCGGCCTATTAGTGGCAATTCTCCCGTTATACTCTCCACAACCGCCAATCCCATCAAGATGCAAAACATCTGAATACCCCGACAGCCTACATATCGGTTCATCATTATTATCAACGGCAATAAAATCCATACACTTATAACCGCTGTCGTGCAAATAGTCCATCGGAAGAATCACAAGAGAGTTAAACAAGCCAATCTGTTCATCAAAGTGCTTTCGCTCTGGAACTTTTTCAAAATCCTCTCTTGACATTTCAGCGACCTGCATACTCTTCCTCCATCGGCTCTGATTTTCTTAAACAATATGTCACACCACAGGCTTGCGCCAGAATTTGTGTGTGATATCGTATCGCGTAACCATCATCGATGCGCTGATATCTGGCGCCCAATAGAATTGATACATCTTCTGATTGGTCGTCACTTTGTCGACGCCGCCGAGCTTTTCGTCGTATGGCCCGACCTTGAGATATGTCAAGTAGGGCGTCTGGAATACATCGAAAGAGTCTCGCCCTGTATACAGGCATGAGTTCAGGCCGTGATAGTGGCAGTAGGCGATACACTCATTGAGTGCATCGATATCGTTACCTTGGCCGAGGAAGCAAACACAGGTGATTTGGTCACGATACTTTTTGATCAGGTCTGGAAGGTCGGTTTCGAGGTCACGCCCAATATCCTGCCGGAGCTCCGGCGAGTGACAGCCTGGGCAGTGGCCACCGCAGTTAGAGACGGCCAGGGTCAGACTGATCTCGTCGGGGACTTCGGCGAAGGTGATGGCGTGAGATACGTATTTAATCATTCTTTACCTCATCAACTTTCTGCGGATCTGCGAAGTACCGCTTCTTGAACTCCTCCTGCCGCTCAAGCGACCAGCGTGACACAAGTGTTAGGTAGCCAATGGGGCGAACCGCGTAGTCGACATCCTCGCTGCCGCACTCAGGGCACTTCTGGAGGTAATGCTTGGAGATATGACCGCAGGATTTGCAGACGGTGTTCGGGATATTCATTGTGAACAGTCCGGTCTTGTTCTTGGCAGCGAGCTTCAACAGCCGTTTGTACTGCTCTTTGGTCAGGTGCTCATTGAGGTTCAGATGCAGAGCGGAACCGCCGTCGAGCCACTGGGTGTAGTTCTCGCCATGCATGACGAACTTCTCGGTGGGCTGGATGTTTGGGTCGTCAGAGCGGTAGATGTAGCTGTTGTACGCGATGCGGTCGGGAACCCAATAGCCGTCACGGGCATCCCACTTGCGGAAGCGCACACCGACTGACTCACCTGGGATGCACTCGCAGTTAAACTTGTATTTCCCGGCGACGCGATCCGCCTTATCGAGTTCGTAAATCGGTTTCAGAATAGAGGCCACGTACTGCTGGTAGTCTTCATTGTTGGAAGGCTCAATGCCAAGGAATTCAGCACCCTCATTCAGGCCGTTGATGCCGACAGTCAGATAGCACTTGTTGGGATCGATGAACATCGGCTCCTCATAAATCGGGATCATATGTGCGTCAATCATATCCTGAAGGATCTTGCGGAAGGCAATCAGATACTTGTGGATACGGGATACGCGCTCGGTAATCATGTCAGAGATGTCGCGACCCTCACGCTTCGCGTCCTGTACAGTGCGGCTGATATTCAGAGTAATAACGCAGAGGCTGCCGGTTTGGATGGAGCCAGCGCCGAGAGAATAGCTGAATACGTTTTCTTCGAGATCAATACCGTTTCGCAATCTACAACAAGAACTCAAACTATCTACTGTATCAGACGTATACGTGAAGAAGCTATGCCCCTCGCTATACATCTGAGCGATCCAATTAAAAGAGTCTTCATCAGGAAAGCTTTCCCCATTATTAAGGATTGAGAACGTCTCCACTGGGAACGTGAGGATTACCTTTCTTCTCTCCTCATTAAACCATTTCATGAAGCGTTTTTGTAGCCACTGCAAGCTCTCCCACTTTGGCTGTGTGCCATCGGGGAAGTAATATCCATTGAACAAAGCGTCGAAGTATTCTTTATCGAAATATGAGAAGTTGATAAACGGACTCTGGTATGTTCTGCTGCCTGCGGGCTGATTCAGGGAGTACACAACCTGCTGGAACTTATCACAGATATACTGATCAATGGTGCGTTTGCGGATAGGAGAGTCAAAGACGACACGGTCAGGATGCTGCCAGTAGTCTTCGCCCATATCCTTACGCGCAAAGTAATCGAAGATGGTCAGGAACTCGGGAGTCGCACAAGCGCCGAGGATCAGCGCGGAGACCGCGAACACAAGGTTGATGTAGTTGCCGCAGTAGGACTCCAGGTTCTTGGGGGCAGAGGACTGCCCGCCCACACCCTTCAGACCGCTGACCAGCAGGGGGTAAAGTGAGATAGCAGCGCAATATGGTTTTCCGACCAAACCTGTCTCGTCGTTACGGTATATGATGTGGTGCTCAAGGTCATACAAATATTGATAGGCGAGGTCTTCGCCGTAGATTTCTTTAATCGTGTTAAACATGCGAAGCCGATTGGCAAAGATGTTCTTCTTTTTATGAATCTCGCTCTCCAGCGTAGCGACGTTCTTATTGCGGACGTTGGAGTTTGGATCGACCTCACTGCCCGAGGCCGCGTTTTCAGCGTTGCAATAGCGGTCAATGAAGTCAAGGTCATTCATGAATGGTAAATATTGATCAAGCAGGAGCCGCTTTTCAGCATCCGTCATAGGAGATCACCCTTTCGTGTAATGTTATTTATGTGTAGATAAACTGTGTATTCCGAAGAAACCTGATGGCCTCTGGAAAATACATTACCTTGTCGCCCGTATCAAGCGCCGGAATACTATCCAGATCCATCGCCATGATCTTTTCCTTGTCCTCGATTTTTTCGTACGGGACACCCTTTTCCCGCATCTGCTGTTCAAGCGCGGCACACATGCCGCAGCCATGAAGTCCGTAAAGTTTATAGCCCATTATTCCTTACACCCCGATTCAAACGTCACGCTTGGCGTGAATGTTTTTGCTTTAATATCTTTGATCGCTGTATCGATCAGAAACAAAATATCGTTCAGAACAAGCTCGTCCGGCGTAAAATACATGTCGTGCGCCAATTGCATCGCAATGCACAACTCACGGCACAGCCCCTGGGACTCTGCGTACTCCCGCCAATCATAAGTACCATCGAATTTCGGCTCGCTCGGATGTTCTGTGTATCGCTTGATATACCACTTGGCTTTCTCGAGGTCCTCAACCGCGTCCGATTTGTGTCCAGCACGACACACATACTTCACGAAGCACCCCATAGAGAAGTCAAGGTCCCAGTCTTCAATAAAGTCGATCACCTCGACCTTACCGCGATTGTAATATGACGGATGGTCTACCTTCTCACTCATCCCTATACACCTCCGAAAGTTTCTTATGCCGCCCACAGCACTGCCGCTCAGTACAGAACGGGTGCGCCGGGTCCTTTTCGCATTTCGGCACCAGCCACTGCTCTGTCTCAGGAAATTTCTCCGCCACAAGATCGGCCATCTTTGACACCAGCCACCTGATCTCCCATTGGGCCCGACTGCACAGCCGCTCGTGGCAGATATGGATGAACTCACGCAGGTTGACCGTCATCGTCAGCGTTGTTTCACACGCGTTTGGCAGGACGAATCTCGCGTCCTCGTTGGCGATGCCGAGGTCTTGCGTGTAGTAGTTGTAGACCTTCTTAATGGTCTGCATTAGCGCGTGATACGTCTCTCTCGCGTTTGGATTTCGCTCAATGGACGGCGGCGTTACATAGCCAAACTCGCCTTCGCCGCAGTACCGCTGTGAACGCACAGAGAACGCCGCCAGCCTATGCCGTGTCAGTTGGGCGAGACAGGCGCGACTGATACCGGTCACCTTGAACGTGAAGTTCGCGTGTTCACTGACGGACTGATGCCCGCTTTTGATGCACGAACCGAGTATCCTGGATGGATGCTCTTTGTCCGGCACGGAGTCGTAACACTCACACGCCGCCTGTTCACACGTAAACAGCGGGTCGTTGGTATAGGAAATCAATTCAACCTGCATTCTGATCCTCCGTATAGTCCTCGCACACACTGCCAAAGTCAGCCATCGAATAAAGTAACGGCAGGCCGTCTGGCTTCATTGATGTCACATGTTTTACATTATGTACGTGACACAGATGTCTGACGCAGTCCCTGCGCCGACACTTCTCGCTCCCGCAGTATGTGATATCCCACGGGAAAGCCGTATGTTCTAAAAAGTATGTCTTCTTCTCTTCTGACATTCTGCACTTTCCTTCCCGACAAGGTGCAATTTTTACACCTCATCATAGAAATCTTCCCCTTCGGGTATAAAACCCGACTGCTCTTCCGCGTAATTCCAGAGCTCTTCGTAGATATCGGTTGTCTTCCTGATCGGCACCGACACCAGTATCTCAAACAGCTTGCGCTCGAGTGCCTCGTGCCGCTTTATCTCCGCCTTGAGCTTACTGATAGTGGCGCTGTCGCTTCGCGTCTGCACTGGCACCATCTCCTGTCAATCGTTAATCGGTGTTATATGTGACCACCAGCCGCCATGACCAGCCAAGGGTCTCACTTGTGGCTGGAAACGTATAGGAATCGCTTGTCGCCCCAGCCACGTCCTCAAATCCGCCGCCTTTGTCACACTGCCATTGGTAGCTCACGCTCAGGCCATCAAAGCCAGTCAGCTTTGACGTCAGCCTGACGGGGTCGCCTGTCATCATAGTGGGCTGGCGCGAGCAGAAGATCAGCACAGTCTTCGGGACAGGGGTCGGCGTGGGTTCAAGCAGGACGATGGACGGGTCTGGCTTGATTGTGTCTGATGTGATGCTATCGGAAACAGCTGTGCGGTAACCGAAGCAGAGCAATAGCGCCAGACAAACCAAAGAAAACAACAGTGTTGCTGATACAATGCGCGTCAGTGTTTTCATAAGCCCTCCTTAAACATTGGTTACCTTGTAGTTATACAGGCGATATGTCGGCATACCGTTATAATCACCAACGCTGAATCCTTCGCGCCCGCCGACGACCTGGATCACGTCTCCCTTCTTAAGCTTGTTGATGTAGAAGCCGCTCGGTATCAGCCATTCATGCATTTCGGCAGTTCTCAGCGAAATTGCCGATATGCAGTGCGCCCATACCTTACCCGTCTTCTTGGACCTGAGTTCTCTCGGGTCGGTTGAGACATACATCTTTGCCCTGAAGTCCGCGCCCATCGCCGGGATATAACCAAGGTAGTTCATCCACTTGCTAAACTTCTCGGACAACGGTTCGTCCTGTACGTTCTGATCGTCGACGATGCGCCCCATATACCGTAACAGGCCAGCGCCGTCTTTGACCTTCCAGTTCTTCTCTGTCCTGCGCTCTGCATAGGCGGAGAGCGCACCGGCTTCAAAGCTAAACCTCGGGAGTTTTTCGTGCGCGAGCCATGTCATGTCTCCCCACTTGAGAGCGATAGCGTTTTCAAGGATTTTCTGCAACTTCCTGACATTGCCGAAATTGGCAAAAAACCCGATGTCTATGAGTATCTCAAGCTGTTTATTGCCGATACCGTTGCTCCTGAGATAACGGAACAGATCGACCGCAGAGTCTGTTGGCGCGGTCTTTTCAAGCTCGGCCATGCGCTGGCCGACGCCAGACTCCATATCTTTAACCGAGTCGAACCCCTGATAAATGGTGTTGGTCGCTCTGTCGAAGGTGTACTCATCACCGGAGTGGCCGAAGGTCGGCGGCTGGATGTTGATGCCGTAGGTCTGGGCGAGTGTCGTGCCGTGGTAGATATCGTCTTGTGAATGAGCGCCATTGAGATAGGCGGTGCAGAATTCAATCGGATAATAATAGCGGCAGTATGCGCAAAGAAAACCAATCATGCAGTAGGCGACTGCATGGGAATAGTTAAATGCATATCCACTTGCATCTGAAATTACCTGAAGCAGTTCTGCAACATCATGCTCTGCTTCTTCGCGAGGTTTATTGGAATGGTCAATATATCCCTGCTTGATCAGCACGATATCTTTGGCTATCTTTTCGGGGTCTTTCTTGGCAATGTCACGACGTACCGTGTCAGCTTGGCTACCGCTAAAGCCGCAGAGCTCTATGAGGGCGCGGGAAATATCTTCCTGATAGACGACAAAGCCGAAGTTGTCTTTGAACAACTCATCCATTTCCCTCGTGGGGTTCGTGTGAACTTTTCTGTCAAACACATCATCGCGATAAGACGCGCCGGAAGGACGTATTGAAGCCGTCAACAATGCCATTTCTTTTATGTTTGTTGGTTTCATACGCTTCAGACTATTAAAAAAGAAATCAGACTCAGCCTGGAAGACGCCCCACTGACTGCGGCGCATATCGCGCCATACATCCTGATCGTTAAAGTCGATTTCGTGCATTTTAGGGAATGGTTTTCCTATTGCTTTATAGACATCGTCAATTATTTTGATGTTTGTCAGGATCAGCAAGTCATATTTACACATGCCGACATCGTGAGCTTCATCCATGTTCAGCAACAAGCAATGTTCGCCAGAGTTGAAGAATGTGCCATAGTTGTCATCGAGCGTACACGGAGAAATAACCATGCCAGCCGCATGAACTGATTGACTTACGATTGTGTTGACCATGCCGTCGAAGTAATAGAACACTTCTTTGTATTTTTCTTTTGCTTCATCAGGATTTTCTGTGAATTCCTTCTTAACCTGGTCAGCTTTTCTCAATGTGTATGGGAACTCCGGCACATCTTGGTCTGTATAGGTTCTGATGTTTAAGTCTGGCCTATGCTCCATAACATATTTATTCTTGAGACCACGGCAAATATCATCAATCGCGCCTTTGTCTGCGATACCGCCGTAAGCTGATACCCGCGCCGTTTTTCGGTCACCAAATCTCTCTATGATATGGTTAAATATTTTGGGCCTATCGGTATCTATGACATCAACGTCGATATCACCTATGCTAATACGATCAGCGTTACAGAAGCGGCTAAAGATCGTACCGTAATCTTCTGGATTCAGGTCAATAATATCAGTCACATATGCCACGCGAGAGCCGCCAACAGATCCACGCGCTGGGCCTGTCGGCATCCCGTTTTCATGGCACCACCTTACGAGCTCGGACTCTGACAGCATAAAGCCACACATGCCCAACTTTTCAAAGGCCGCGAGTTCTTCGTCAATTGCCTTTCTAAAAGCAGATTCCTGACTCTTTGGTATCACACCATTCTTCAGCTTGTCCTCGAACATCTGCCATGTCAGTTCTTTGTACCGCCTTGCGTCCTCTTCGGCAGAGCCATACGATATCGGATACTTGTTACTGCGGTCGATGGTGAACTCTTCCACGCTCGCCGCCATCACGTTCGTGTTCTCAATCGCCTGAAGATACACGTCACGGGGGAGGGCGCCCTGTTTCTCATATGCAGCCACTAATTCATCGTAGGTCTTATAAGTCAGGTCGAAGGTCTCCTCATCGGGAAACGACTTGCCCTTGGCCAGCATCAGCAGGTCGCGGCACTCGGCCTTATACGGTGTAGAGGAGTGTGTGTCCGTCCCGGCGATGAGCGGCTTGCCTGTCTCCAGCGACAGTTGGTACAGATGTTGGTTGTACGCTATCTGCATTGGGTGGTCATGGTGCTGTATCTCCAGATAATCGTAGCGGTTCAGCAGTCTTTGGTAGTCCGCGTCACTGACATGCAGCTTGCTTAGCGGCGAAGCGACACAGGCTGATATAACAATCACGTTTTTTGAAAGCCGAATCAGTTCATCAAATGTCATCCTCGGCTGGTAGTAGAAGTGGTCGTCACGCGAGGCCAGCTTGACCGCGAGGTTGATTTCCTTCATGCCCTCGTGGTTCTTGGCAATCAGCACGGTGTGGTAATTGTCTCTGACCTTTTCACCACTCAACGTCCTGGTCAGATACACCTCAACACCATAGAGGAATTTCAGCCCAGCTTCCTGGCAGGCGATCATCTTGCTGATGTTGCCTCTCGGAAGTCCGTGTTCGCTGGACCCAATCGCCGTCATGCCATCGCGTTTCGCCAGTTCGATGTAATCGCTGAACTTCGTACAACTGTCGAGCAGGCTGTAATCGCTATGACAGTGGTACATCACATAGTTTGGCATTCACCCCTCCTCAAATCGGGTCGTCATCATTGAGTTCTCCACGCATCATTGCCACCTGCTCGTCCGTCAGAAACGGTAGCGGGTCCGTGTGCAACTGTGTATCCCATGAGTAGTTCTTCCTGAGTGTTTCCATCGTGTCATAGAAGCGCCGACTGCTCGGGTCATAGTACAGCGGATAGACCCTGCCAAGTGCGCTTGTGAACCGATCCTTGACGATGTGAAGCTGTACAGAGCAGTCCGTGTACGGTCTGCGATTGCCATTCTTGTCCGGCTGTCTGTCCTCTTCTTTGACCCTGTACAGGGAAAACACCCTGTGCGCGAGGTTCGCCGCAGAAACAGAGCCAGACAGGTCATATAGGTCCGGCGCCCGATTGAACTCGACCATCTTCTTCGGGTGAAGCACGATCCACATGATGACATCCAGTCGTTTTGCTGTTGCGATACAGTCCCTGATGAACTTATTCTGTTCATCCCAGTAATGGTCACCGAACGCGCCAAGGTTGACCGACGACAGGTTGTCGATGACTGCCATCCTGACACCGTACTTCCTGACGCATGACTCCAGTGATTGGAACAGCGCATCAGGCGTGGCGTCATATGTGTCCTTGAAGAACAACAGCTTGTCGCGATAGTACTCATCCATCCTCTTGATGGCTTCCGGCACCACCTGATAGGATGTGAATCCATCGCGTACGACCTTCTCCAGCCAGAACTGTCCAGCCCTGCACTTGATAGTCCAGTTCCTTAATGCACTATTGGAAAGTTCGCCAGAGTAGACCCATGTCGGAAACCCCTGGTCTACGCCCTCATTAATGATAGTGGACAGAAACGATGTCTTGCCCGCGCCGGGAACCCCCGTCACAATGGATACAGTTCCGCAATACGAGCGGTTAATGCATGAGTCCAATTCCTTGAACCCCGTCTTCATGCCGTCAATACCATCCATGTCGATATCCTGCACGTCTGAGCAGTCGATAACAGACTCAATCTTCCGCTCCTGCGCGTTGTTGATGGCGTTAATGACAGCCTGTTTGCCACCGTAGAACAAGAGCTCGTTCAAGTCTTTGATATGCTTGACCGAACCATCTTCCAGTTCGATGGTCTCCGGCAGGTCAACCACCTTACACCTGTCCTCACCAAGCCTGCGCGTAATCTCTTTGATGTACTTCCTGCCAGACTCATCGTTATCATATACCAGCACGAACTGCTGACATTTTGTCAGGAAATCCCACTGGTACGATACCCAATTCAGGTTCTGGTCTCCGCCGGGAATGCTGGACGCGTTATGGAACCCACACTCATACGCCGCCATCGCGTCGCCTTCGCCTGTGCAGATAATGACAGGCTGGGAGATGTTCAGCTTGTGCTGGTTGAACAGTATTCCGACATAGGGCTTGAGCGCCGGGTTCTTCTTATCCTTCATCCACCAGCATTTCCGCTCGCCGTGGGGGACAGGGCGAGACGGCCTGAACTTGACTGCCCTCAGGACGTCCGCAGAGTCATAGAACTGGAACAGCGTGTTCCCATCCGGGTCTTCCTGCACATCCATAGCGTCGATTGTTTCCGGCGAGATGCAACGGCGCTGCCAGTACGCGTAGACGCGTTCTTTGTTCTCGGCGTAGGTCGGCTCTGGATAGCAAAACTCTGTCTCGTCGTCTTCTTTGACGCCACGGTACGAGAAGTTGTGAGGCATCTCTGCCTCGGTAAACAACTTCTCGACCGCCTGAAGGAATGTATCTCCCTTCATCATCCATGCGTCAATAATATCGACCGTCCGGTGACAACCAAAGCAGAAGAAACTATTGCTCCGGGGGTTATAGCTGAAGCTCGGCGTCTTGTCGTTATGAAGTGGACAGCAGGCGATACGCCGCTGTTGATTGTACTGTTCAAGGGAGAGGATATCGGCAATCATGTCGGCCTGCCGGTCGCCGAGCTTTTCCTTCGCTTCCCGTATAGCTTCCTGTGATATCTGATCCAACATCATCACCCCTGTTTATTTGTACTCGCAGATGCCCCGGCAATCACATAGATTGCGGCAGTAGAACCAGTCTGGACGCGGATCGAAGACGGTCGCATCCTCTATCTTCCCGATGGTGTTGACCGCCCATTCAACGGCCTCGTCTTCCTTGGCTTTAGAATATCTGTTTTCGATAATCTGAGAACCCCTGAAGCAATTGAACGTAAGGGTGCTGACATTTCCTAACCCCAGCTGATGAACGCCGTGAGCGTACAAATAGAGTTGTTTTAGATAGTCATCCAACTCCCTGTCCGTTGCAGTCGGCTTGGCGCAGCCAGACCTTGGTTTCAGGTTATGGGACTTATGATCCAGTATGGTCAGTGAACCGTCCTCGTTCCGATACAACAGGTCGATGATTCCAACAAACCTGTAGTTGGCAACTTTGAAGTTGATAACCTTTTCCACACCAATGATTGAGGACGGGACAACCCGTATCCCGCCCTCAAAGTAGTTGAGCCCATCAAGGAAGTATTTGCTTTTCGCTTCGCCGCTCATACGGCTGTTCACTTCGCTGAAGTGTTCGATGTAATAAGGGACAAGCTCAGACTCTTTCAATTCCTTATTGTAAAACTGCTCGTGTATGCTATGGATATAAGAGCCGAACTCTGCGTATTGGTTTGACTGTGACGTTTCCCCGTACAGGTATTTCAGCGCGAACGCATACGGGCACTGATTGAACAGGCTGAGTCGGCTGTAGGACCACGTCCAGTCGTCGTAAATCAGTGAGCTCATACCGCTATCGCCTCATCCGCCTTTTTGTGTGGGAAGGCTAACCCGTCACTCAAAAGGGAGTTCATCAGGATCTCCCACAACATTCTTCCCACTCTCACGGAGCTTCGCCTCGGCCAGCCTTGCTTCCAGTTCCGCCACACTCATGTTGTCGTCGCCTTTCGCGGTCGCCAGAGCTCGGCCACTCGTCTGCTGGCGCTGTCCACCATTGTCCACGTTGGCGTCGATCTCAAACACGCGGAAGTTCGTATATTCCCGCTGCTTCTCTTTATTGAAGACTCGGGACACATCACACTGCTTGATCTGGAAGCGGCCTTCCTTCGGCACCTTCTGGATGTCCTCAGCCGCCTTTCCGTTGAAGGTCACGAAGCCCTGAAAGTCCGTGACATACTCACCAGTCGTCTTGTCTTTGCGGGAGATGGAAATCTGCCCTTCAGGGTACTTCCTGCTCATGTCCAGTTTCCACAGCTTAGCATACGCATCATTCCTGAAACCCATAATTACTTGGCCTCCTCTTTCTTTTCGGTCTTCTTGGTTTTTGTTCCCGTTCCATCGAAGAACTGCCGCAGTTCCGTGTACAGGGCATTAGCGTCATCCAGCTTCTTGATCAGCAGGTAATTACCTGACGGTTTCCCGCCATCCCTGGCGTACTTCTTGACCAGCTTGATGATGTCTTGCTTGTTCTCTTCGGTGATTCCACCACGGCAGAGCTCGTCGATTTTCTGCACAACCACCTTGGCTGCGGCCTCGTCTTCCGCGTCAGCCGCTTCCATCTTCTTTCGCTTCCACTCGTCGGGGTCGTCCTCGGATGTGGCAATATTGAAGAACTTCAGGTAGAAGTAACGATTGGCATAAGTCAGCGCTGAGCCAAACGCCTGTGCTTTGTCTGACTGCGAACCGCAGATAGGCCACGTCACTTCAAAGCGGTCGTTAGGATCGTCATCGTTGATAACGGAATAAACGACCGTCCCGTCCACCAGCCATTCTGTTTCGGTAGTGGTCACGTTCTTGCCAGCAGCCTTGTCGTACTTCATTTTTTCGTAGTTGCGCGGCTGGCTATTGAAGCATTCCGTGTCCACTCTTGGATAGATAGATACACGATACTTCGTCATGCCAGCTTTGACCTTGGCCAGAATCTCGTCTTCCGACGTGTACTTGTAGCCATAGCCGGACTTGTTCTTCTGCACGACGTCAGCGATATCTCTGACTTTCGCCAGACGTTGATACAGGTTCATCGACATGATATCCTCTTTGTTTTCCATGCGTTCTCCTTTCGATGATACAGGGTGATACAGTATCGGGGATACATAATAATTGGTTAGATCCAATAACAGAGACAAAGGCGGCTTACGCCGCCCCGTCCACGGTGTTCAGACGCCTGGTAATCTTCTCCAGAACGCCGCTCAGTTCGCTGATGGCGCTGCTTGCCCTTGTCGCCATGTCGCCATACAGCGGCGTCGGGTCGTTCGCTACCTCGGACAGACCCTTTGCCACAGACTCCACCAACTGGCAGAGAAGCTTCAGATCCGCGTCGCACTGAGCGGTCTCCGCGCTCTTCATGTACTCGTCGCGTTCCTCAGCGAGCTCGACCAGGTCCTTGGCGTTGCTGGAGGCATTCTCCAGAAGCGATTCCACGTTCTCAATCCTGCGCTCGTAGTCCGCAATCATGGTCCGACGCGCCCGCTTCTCCGCCTGAAGGTCCTCATACGCCTTGCGCTCACGCTCGGTGAGCTCATTGACTTTCTGTCGAAGCTCGAGCTCGTCCTCGTTCTGGTTCCTCTGGGCTTCGACCAGCTTGCTCTGGAGCTCGTCCACCTTCTCCTTGGATGGAAGCTCCTTGATCGCCGCCGCGATCTCGTTCTGAGTGTACTGGCGGACGGGGTCAAGCTGTTTGGCAAGCTCGACCTGCTGTTCTGGCGTCAGCTTCCGCACAAGGCTGAGCGCTGTGCGCGGAGAGATGACGTCCAGTTCGATGAGCTCCTGTACCTCTTCCGGCATGTCGGCGAGGCACTTGGACCTGCTGGCCACGTTGTAGTCGATCTGAAGTTCCTTACGGACTTCGCCCTTGCTCTTGTACTGCTCCATTGCCTTGATGACGCGCCCCATCTTAACGGAGGGGCTATTGATGGTCCCGCGCTGCCTGACGTTGCTCTCGATCAGTGCGATCTCCTGATCTTCCTCGCTCACGTCAAGGATATAGCACTTAATCTCCTTGATGCCGAGCGCCTTGCAAGCCTCGACCCGCATATGCCCACTTATAATCGTCCCGTCCGGCGCGATAACGATAGGGTTGATGACGCCGTGGAGCTTAACCGAGTCAACGAACTCGATCCACTTGTCTCCTTCGATGGGGTCAAAGTAATAGTCGTTCTTCGGGTGGGCTTTCAGGTCGGCGACGTTGCGCAGAACAAACAATTCCTTCATTCTCTCTTCTCCTTCTTTTTCCGTCGTTTGCGATCGCATATTTATGTTAACGGACAAGCCGCGTGTTTGTACAGGACAGGTTTGTCCGGCTATTTTTAGAAAGCCTGCTCACAAATATCGTGTGCTATCAGGCGTTTATGATTCCGACCTGCCGTTTTTATGGACGTCCGCAAATTAAGTCTTTTTGCGGACACCAACTTAACAAATCGTTAACATTTAAGAATCGGCCACGGGAAGCCGAAGTCCGAACGTTTGATTTTGCATTCCGGCTTGCCATCCTTCCAAAAGACGATGCCCTCAATGTGATTCCATTGCAGGTATTCCCTGATAGCTTCAAAGCTACGGTCTGGAAGACGGATAACGTCCTCGCCGTGCTTGATAAGGTGTTCAAAATTCAAGTGATACGGGTTGCCTTGAAAGTGTGGACCGACGGCCTCATACGTTCCGTCTGTAAGTTCACGGTCGCGCCCCGTGTTTATGTAAGCCTCAATGAACCATCTGTCTTCCGGTTTCCCCGCGTCTATCTTTACCCAGTGCGGCCAGTGACCGGTCACGGGGTCTGGGTCGCAGCACGGAATAGCTCCCGGCGGGGGAGACTTCTGGATGCCATCCTTGTTCCGTTTCGCGTCATAGCGCTTATAGAACACACCGTCAATGATCGCGCAGCAGGCGCCGTCATACTTGACCGTGGGGATACCGCCGCCAAGCAACACCCATTCCAGCCCAGGCGTGACTTCCGGCAGAATTTTCACAACATGATTGTTTACGAACTCGCGCTTAAACAAAGTCGGAATTTTTTGCATCGACATGTCCCTCTCTGATGATTGCGTCTTTATACTTGTGATAAAGCTCCATTGCGCTTGTGAAATCGAGGTTGCCAATCACAACTGTGTATCTCGATCCATCACGCTCTTGAAGCTTGAGCACATACTGTGTAACAGCCCCAGCTTTTCCGTCAGAGTACAGGTGGTAATCCCTCTGAAACTCACTGACAGCCGCTCCCGTTTTCTCTCCATATGCACCGTCCACAGCAAGCGTTCCGCCAGCATAGCCAAGCCTTTTCAGTTGCTGCTGGAGCGTCCTGACATCAGCACCACGACTTCCACGCTTCAGCACACCGGCGAACAGGACAGATGCATCATTGCTGTAGGCTATTCTTTCATCGCTCTTATACAGCTGATAGTACTGTACGCTGAACGAACGCCTGTTGTCCCGCGAGGAGTCAGTTATCGTAGCCGGTTTCTCGTAGTGTTCCAATACCGCATCAGACGCTTCATACGAACTCGACGTTTTTGTCAGGACGTTCCATACGAGTGAGTAATTCTGGAGCTCAAGGATCAGGAAAATGATTTGCATCTCCACACTGTCAATGGCCGCGCCCATTGCTTTCGACAGACCAAGCAGATTTTGTTTCCGGGCACTATTGGTCCACTGCGCCAAGCCGTATCCAGCACCGTCGTTGGCGAATTTCGTATACGTGCCTTTCGTGACAGCGTCTGTATACTCTTCGTCGGTCATACCGAGCTTCTGCTCGAAGCTGTTCTGGAGGTTGTCAGAGCGCAGACCTGATTCCGCGTAGAGGTTGCCCATCAATCCGGCGACCCCATACGGATTTCCGATGAAGGCCAGAAGACGCTGGTAGATATACTTGGTGATTCCGTTGTGCTTCACTTCCTGCATTTTATCAACCCCCGTTTGCCGGTTTTGCGATCAGCCTATAGTTTTCATCACGCTTCGGTGGAGCATCGTATACATAGTCAGGCTCCATCCTGTCGCCAAAGTAGAATTTTGTTACACGGTCGCTGCCAACGTACCTATTGAATTCATCCCCACAACAATTGTCCTCAATAACATCGTCAGGCACAACAATGATGCACGGCACATCCCTGTTCCGCATATCGTCTTTACAGTACTTTGAATTGCCATGGTTTTCATAGTCATCCTTTGGCTCCAGAACAACCGAGTCAAAATCGAACGCGATATCTCTGTATCCAGCAAGAAACTCATCGTACACAGTTCCGGCGTTGTACTCGTATGGCCTGTCATTCCAGTCATCGCCGTGCCAGTCTTCCAGATTATCCTGACCGAGGTAGAACCTGACGACATTCCCTTTCTTCTCAAAATCGATTATCTTCATAACACACCTCACTTGATTTGCTTGAACGCCTTGACGACGTAATCCGCTGTCTCTCTTACCAGCTTTGGGGTCCACCCAGTCTCATCAACACGGATGTGTTTGGCCAGCATGATCTCTGCCAGGGTCTGTTTATCCGGTATGAATATGTATAGGAAAATCATAACGAGGCAGATGATAGCCATAATGCAGGCAAAGGTCCGACACCATGCCTTTTCTTGTTCGTCATCGATTATCCAACCACATATAAGCGATATCGTGCAAAAAATAGCAGACGATATCA